CGTCCCAGGGTAACAACCCTGTGGCGTGAATTGACATCAGCGTGAAGTTTGGAATATAAGAGCCCTCTGTAACCGTACCGGAGTCGGAACCCAGGTACAGTAGAGAAAGTCTTTATCCAACAACCTTCAACACCCCAAGACGCTCTCCTAGTTTTCCATTCGGAGAATTCGGTGTGCAAAACACCGGACAAACCGATAGGACCACAAAGACGATAACGCCTCGGAATCCTGTGATAGATACAGCGTCGAGCAATAAGCCACCGAGAGCGGTTTAAGAGACCAGGCAAAACCTGGTTCCTGCCCGCCCAATCGATGACTTGATTATGCAAGACAATTGCATCCACAACAGAGCTGAGTTTCTTCTTGACGAAGAAAGGTCGAACTTCCCTACCCTTGAAATAGTCTTTTCCACAAGACTCGAAGAAACTTCCATTCGCGTATGACTTCTCTGTATTAACAGAGAAGCCAAGGCAAGTGAGGGTCTCAACGAGCAAGGAAAAGGCTTTCCGAGGGACTATGATGTCATCCCCATACACGCTAACATCCCGCCGATCAGATTTTTCAATCTGAACGGCAGAGACCGCAAGCGCGTAGAAGATGAGCGTCTCAAGCGGGAAGGTGTACCCATTGCCCATCGAGGAGATCTTCTCAAGCCGGATCCTCTTGCCATTATACGAAGTATAGTGACATCGGGATTTCAGCAAGAGATCGATCCACATCGGGTCAGCAGTCGAGAAGAGATCGATCACGAGATTACTCGCAATCGAATCACTTGCCGAACTGAGGTCGATCGTTCCCAAACGATCGGCATAGGCACGGCGAGCCGCCTCTTGATTTCGGTCTTGACATGTGATGTCTTGTCCGAACCGTCGGAGGCGTTTCGAAATGAGAGACCCGATACCGAGCTGAAGGTAGATATTCCACCTTGGCTCGATACAGATCGCTCGATCGATCAGCGCCGTCTTAGGTACGAAAGAGAGCCTGCTGTCATGCTCAATCAACGCATGATGAGCAAAGTCAGCCCTGTGATCGGCATCAAAGATGTCGTCATAGAGCGAGACGCAGGCAGGAGTTATTGTGCCGGCGGACTGATACTTGGCATAAGAGCTCGCATTATTGCGAGCCAGTGCGGTATCAGCGCCGGGTCCGTGGCGAGCATTATCCCGGATATAAGCAAGCTCATTAGGACCGATCGTACCCAAGATCTCGGAAATTTTCCGTCGTGCGAGGTGGAATACCTCCTCGACGTGGGAGGGGAAATAAGAAATCCCCTCCCACCGAGATCGAAAGATACGATTAGTTTCTGAGCAGGCTTGCTCCACTTTGAGCCATTTATCATAAGCCAATTTCTCCGTTGGAATACCCAGATCAAAATCTTGGTATTTCTTGAAGAAACTGACGATCTGGTAGTCAAGCTCAAGATCACCATAGCGGTCATTCCAATCGTAAAAGAACGGATCAAACTTCATAGAACAAAGTCCTATGTGATCCGACTCCTGTATACGATAGAACGCTGCCATGGATATGGGGGTTCCGGAAGCAATGCAAAGGGACGTGAATGTGTCGATAAGGACCGTATTGCCGTGAGGCATTTCGGGCCCGGAGGACGCATCACGCTCGATAGTGGCTATGCGAGGGTTCATATCGAAACCCCGCTAACCAATCACCACGGAGCCGAACTGTCCATCAAAGAGAACATAGACGTTGACTGCAATGGACCCCATCTGCATCTGGAAGTCCGCGAAGGCCCTATCAAGGGCCTCGCGGATTGTCCCAGACTCAGGTGAGTACCAAGAGGCAATACCATTGTTCTCGATGTGGAGCTTCGCGAGTTCAATGATGTCGGAAACCTTCACAGGCCCGCTATCTCTGCCGTTTACAAAAGCGACATCGAGAGCAGGAATGCTAGGGTTACTGACAAAATTGACGTACGTACCAACCCCTTCATTATCCCTCTTCATAAAGAAGAAGTGTATGACTGAGCTGGACGACGTAGTACCCGGGAAGACACGGTGTTCCATGTTGGACATGGGAATCTCCGTTAGTTCGGCGGATTGAAGTCCTGGAAGGTCCCAGACATCACTGCATGATCCATAAGATTTGCAATGAATGCCTTGAGATCCTTCCTGTTCTGAAGTGTTGCCCTGTTCGGCGCGATCAATTCGATCTTGCCAAACATCTTGTAGGCAACCTTTGGCGAGGCAGCGTAGCCATCGGCGCCACCCGACAACGTTTCCAATACCGGAATGGTGATGCGACCTTCGACGCGATAAGCGCCATTGGTCCCATCAGTCTCCCGGTACGAGAGCGTCACCGAGGGCAAACCGATACCGATCCCTCCCGAGACGTCTTTCCAGACGGCAAGGTTGAGATCGGCACCACGTGCCGAGAACGTCTTCAGAACTGGAGTGGACTGACCATCATAAAGCTGAAGGTCGGCTTGCGTTGACATAGAGTTTCCTCTTGGGGGGTTAGCGGTTGTGCCGCTTGGTTGAGCCGGTAAAGAGCTGAGTCAGGAGGCTAAAGGCGGTTAAAAACCTGGAAACAGGCTCGCCGCCGATAGGATTCTTAACAACCGGAATGTAATCAGCAATATAGCCAGGTTGACGGCTGTACCGGACCGAGGTCCTAACAGCTGCCCCCCCAGCTACGCTGGTGACATAATAGTTGTCGGGAATCGTACCTGAATCATACCCTACAGCACCGACGGAGGCCGAACTCTCAAGCACCGAGACGGTTGAGCCGGAAAAGGCAAAACCGTCGAAAGCCGTGAGGCTTTCAAGGTAATTCCCGACAGGGAAGAACCAATCGACGACGAAAGAGTACGGAAGGAGCTCCCATCCCAGGAGCAAAGGGTTGGAGATACCGGTCTGCGCAAGCGCAGACCGCGCTTCACTCTGAAGAGCATAGACAACCTTCTGTCTAACCCGAACAGAATGAGTTGTATAATAGTCAACCGTTAAGTGGGGTAACCCACCACGGGTGGCCATTACAGTAACCGGTCGAGTCAGAAAAGCAGAGGAACGCATAGTGCCTGTTATAGGGCGCTGTACGTCCGATACTTTCTTCGCGACCAGATCGGCAGCAGAAAAGGCGTCCGACAGAAGAGGTTTCCACCCATAGACATATTCTAGCCAGTGATTGGCCAGACGTTTGCCCGCGGGTGTCCGCTCAACTGCCTTAAACCCTTTCTGTACCGCCATCATCTCCGATGATGGCAAGCTCAAGGCACGGGAAAATGCCTTGGGGTCAGCTCGTTTCAGAGCTAACGCCGCCTGAGTCACACGTGTGGCAGTGGAAGCGAGCATATCAGCTAACTGATGCCGTTCTGCAAAGAACTGCGCAGCGTTGAATTGCACGCCAGAACACTGTGACGCTAGCCTCAGAAAGGCCTTATTTCTCGCCTCGGTCACCATTGTTGATGGCTGAAACGAGAAAGGTGCCGACCCACCATACTGGAGGGCGTTGGTAGACTCGGAACTATAAAAGTACCGATTTTCGCCAACTTTCCTCTCAGTATAGGTAGATATGCTCGCCCCCGAAGACCGATGAAGCGTCATCTGATAAGGATTATCAGGCAACGCTTTATGGCGCCGAACGGAAAAGAACCCAGGCGTTAAAGCCCCAGCGTATTCACGATACATGGCATCATAATTCACAGTAGTGATATTCTGAGCCATGGAAGCGTTAGTATTGATGGAGTAATAACGCGCAGGAACTCTTTCGACGGCAAGGCGTGTCATATAGCACCTAGAAGACCCCATACTTATGTATGGTAAACCCCTACCTATTCGATGAGGACAGGTAGGGG